AACGTATAATCAGCTTGTCTTCCTGTTCTTGATACGCCGTCTATTTCGTCTATTTTTTGTTGAACTGGATCTTCTTGTTCGGAATACGAAGGACGACTCATTTCTTCGTCAGTATAAAATCCGCTGAGTTGTAACTTACGGAGATCGTTTTCCGTCATCGTCATACGGTGCGTAATACGAGGTGACGTATGTAAATCTGTCGCAGTATACGGGACGACTAAATCTTCTGCTTTAATAAACCTAGAAACGACACGACCCATCGTTGGATCGTAATAACATTTTTTAAACGCAGAACCTGCGAGTGGTAGATAAAATAACATCTGATCCATTTCTGGATCGTATTCTTCCATCTTGTACATAAGCTGGAAGTTCATAAAATCTTTTACGCGATTAGCTTGCATCGCTTTCGGATCGTTAGACGCGCCCATAATTTTCGTATCTACTGGGCCGTTAGACGGTAAAAGTTCTTTATACGCTTGTGCTTGGAAATGCGTTGTGGCTTCTGCTAAAAGCGGGTGGTATACACCACTAGCGCCTTCAAACGGTTCACTACGAGGATCATTTTCGATACCTAGTAGTTCTAAACCGTCTCGGAAAGTTTCGTACCAGTTTTCTCGGCTATCAACATCGTCTTGATAAGAACTTAATAGCTCAGAAGAGATTTCGTTAAGTGTAGCGGGGTCTAAATATTCGGCGAGGTTTTCTTCGAATGGAATATCTACTTCCATTTTTAACGTAGAAGGGTCAACGAGGTTATCTTCCTCGTCAAACAGGATTTCTACCTGTTCTTCGCCTTCTAAATCCTCTGGGAATTGCACTTCAGCCATGGAACGCTACCCTACTCTAGTTTTTTACAACGGTAAATTAGTAATATGCCCGTATTTTCGGATAATACTCTTCTTCGTCGCTATAATCGCCATCTAAACGTAAAAAACCGCCTTGTCTAAAGCGATGTAAGGCTAAAGTCGTCGCATCTACGCAATCGTCGTTTTCTCCGTTCGGAAAATCTACGATTTCGTCGACTAATTCTTGCCCCCAATTCGTTTCTGGCACCCAAACGCGCCCTTCTTGGAAAATACCGCTGACTGCATTTAATCTCGCGATCTTATCTTGCCCTTTGCTCGGTGAAAAGGTGTTTATAGGGATACCTTGACGCCGTAATTCTTGGGTTAGCGGGATACCTGACGCTTTTGTTTCGATAATTACTGTATCAGGTTCCCAATATTCGTATAATCTGGCTGCTTCGCGCTTTAATTCAGGGAAATCTAACCGTTCTTTTACGCAATCTAATAAAACAATATGCGCATCCGCTCCGCTATAGTGTTCATCCCCTACTTTACCTTCAGGATAAAACACACCCCACGTCGTTATCGCCGTATAATCTGCTCTTTCGGATTTTAAAAACGCTGTATCGTAACTTTGGATTAAATAATCGCATGTCGGCGGGTCGTCAGACGGCCAAAATTTTATCCATTCTTTAGGAATTATCGAAATACCTTCGCCTGTAGGCCGCTGCATATATTGCGCTGCCCATTTCGATGGAGGGATTGCTGATTTCGTACGTTCTAATTCTTCTAACGACCAAAACTCAGGCCATAACGATTTACCTGACGGTAATATCGCAGGGAATTCTATTAATTCCCATTCATCCCCACCTTTTTCTTGAGCCATTTTCTTAATTAATTTACCCGTTACGTCTTTTTTAGACCAACGAGTCATTACGATAACGATTGCACCTCCTGGTTGTAGACGCTGACGAGGCCCAGTTTGATACCATTCGTAGGCTTCTTCTAACGCTTTATCCGAAAACGCATCTTGTTCCGAATGAGGGTCGTCAATAATAAACAAATCAGCACCACGACCCGCTAACGCACCACCTATACCCGCCGCATAATATTCACCGCCTTGTGATGTCGTCCATTTACCCGCGCTACGGGAGTCAGCTTTTAATTGAGTAGCAGGAAAAATTTCTGCGTAATCGTCACTTTCAATTAAGTCGCGCACTCTACGACCAAAATTAATTGCTAAATCAGCGGTATGCGTAGCTTCAATGATTTTAAGTTTAGGTCGTTTACCTAATAAGTATGCAGGGAACAGGTACGAAGCAAATTCAGATTTAGTATGACGAGGCGGCATATTAATAATAAGCCGTTTAGATTCACCGTTCGCGATTTTATCGAATGCTTCGGCCATCTTTTTATGATGAGCACCCGCAATAAATTCTGGCCATATCGTTTTAACGAAATCGTAAAACGACGCCATCGAACTTTCACGTTTTTCACGCTTTTCTAATTCTTCTAAAAGAAGTGTAAATTCTTTCGCTTCTGCTTTCGACAGGTGCGAAAGGTCTACGCCTTTAAGATTTTCTAGAGGATTTTTTGTTTGCATTTATAAAACGACGGTATACCGCTGCTGCGCTAGTTTTACCCGCTGCTTTCGCTCGTTGTTCCATCGCTATCGCTGCTTGGATTTTATGAGCGGGAGTGCGTTTTGCTTTTTTAATTTTACTAACAGACGCTTGGGCATCTTTTACGGTTGCAAATTTTAATCCGTGGATCGTACCTTTCGCAGGTTGCCCTTTTTTTCTAGGGATACGAGGATTTTTAGCAGGCATTTATCTTAATCTTGCGTTATTAAGACGTTCCTCGGATATCGCACCACCGTAAGCCATCGTGCGTATTTGATCTTGGGTCGCTGGCACCATCCCTGCTTCGGGCATCGCTTCCATTTGACCCGCTAATTGCATACCTACTTGTTGGATTTGAGGATTAGGATCTTGCATCATCCCCATAATTTGTGGGACACCGAAAAAATATACATCGTTCGGTGTACCTACCGGCCCACCGTCTGCCATCATTAAACTTTCTAAACCGCCAGATTGTTCTAATAACGCTACTAATTCTTCTTCGGATAAATCTGAAGGTATTGGATCTTCCGTAGGTAAAGGTGGGTCTTCCCCATATTCGATCGCTTCTAACGCAGCTTTTAATCCTGAAACGTCTGTACCTTGTATATCTTCTGGAATTACTTCTTGAACATTAGCGATATTCGGTGCCGCCCCTTCTATAAGCGCACGTGTTTGAGCTTGTTCTTCTGCTCGTTTTTGGGCTTTACGAGATTGTTTTGCGCCGTAAGCGGTAGTGCCTACCGCTGTAAGGACTGCCGCTAAAATAGGTAAAAATGCCTCTTTTTTACCCGTAGTAGGGTTGGTTGTTAGTTTTCCTGTTGGAGACATTTTTTCCAACATTTTAACTTCAGCAGGATTTAAATGAACAAGCTCAGAGTCTCCGAACCTACCTTGTTTTTCTAAAAGATCAGCTAATCCTTTCATTTATATGATTTTCCGTAATAACCTTTTTTATATCCTATACCGCCACCTACCGCACCACCGTGATATTTTTTAGCAGTCGTTTCGGCTTGTCGGAAATTTTCTTTCGTCGGCGCACCTTTAGATCCTGCTTTACGCATTTTTTCACCAGACCCCGCAGCTATACGTCGACGTTTCGCGGCGATATTTGCGTATAATCCTGGACGACCACCACCAGCCATCTGATCAGGATCACTAAAAATTTCTTTGCGTAATTTTTGAATCCCAGACTCACCTTGGCGGTTCATAAAATCTTGGTATTCGCGCAATGCCGTTTCGTATTCTTCCGACATTTCGCCATCTTCTAATCGTCGGTTACGGTTTTCTAAATTTCGTAACCCTTCTAATTGTTCCGCTCGGGTACGTTCTAAACGATCTTGATCCGCTAACCGTGATAGCGTTTCGTCTTGATCTAACCGCCGCATACGTTCTGCTGTATCAGCGGTATCTTTTTTAATAAATTCAGCTAATTCATCTTTTAACGATGCTAATCCTTTAGCCTTTCCTCCAGGCCCACCCATCATCCCTGCTAATAATGCCATTTCTGGCCCTACCATCGAACTTAATGCAGGTTCGTCACTTAACGATACAGCTAATTCGCTCGGCTTACCCATTTCCTGCGTTTGCCGCATCGTCAACGTATCTTTATTCGTATTGCGTAACATCGCGATAATTTCAGGGAGATTGTTCATTATATCTTCCCCGAGGGTAAAATCACCCATCCCCCGCATTAACGACATTAACCCGCCGCGACCACGACCTAATTCTTCATCGTAAACGGCTTGCATATCATTCATGACCATTTCACCTTATCTGCCCAATATGCCGCTGACATTTTACCTTTAGCAATATTTTTAGAGTGACGTGCTTTGAAACTTTTACGACGGGCTTTTTGTTTAGCGGATTCGCCTTTTTTCGGTTTGCCAGCCGTTTTTACACCTTGCTGCCCAAACCTGATCGTTTTTATTTTATCGCCTTCTTTAGCAACAACGATATGGGATTTTTTAGGATGAGACGGGGTACGCTTCGGTTTGTTATATCCCGAAACTCCTGCTCGCTCTAAACGAGAATCTTTTTTCTTTTTCTCAGCCATACGCGAATCGTAACTCCCTAATCACTATCCTCGCTACCCTAAAAATTTTTGTAAAAAAAATTTTCGCAAAAAATTTTACGCGCATAAAACGCACATTACGCAAAATTTGTGGGTAGGGAACCTAGAGTAAAACTACAGCAAAAAAAGAGGCAGGAACAAGGTAGTGGTGGGTGGGTGGGTGCCTTGCGGCACTTTTGGGGGTATACCCCCTTAGCCTAACCGTTAGCATATGCGGTAGGCCGCGCCCCTTAGCAAAGCTGTTAGCTAACAGGTAAAAAAGGGGGCGGTGATTAGCCGCCCCTTAGTTAGTTGGTTAGCGTTAGCTAAAGTCAGCCAACTTGCACTTGACCGCAGCAGGCCCCTTGCCCCATTCGTCACGGCCGTCTAACCGTGTGCGATAGTGTAGCAATATGGTTGCCACGTCTTGATTGTAGGCGTCACCGTTAGCACGTACCCATAAGCCCTTGGACTCTAAGCTATCGTTAATAGCTTGCACCTCTACGTCACCACCACCTAACGATAACCATTCGGTCATTACTAGTTGTATCTGACGAGGAACCTTAGCGGTGATAGTGTCATAAGTTAAGGCAATGCCAAAATTAACCTTGCCACTAATACCTGACGCAGGCTTAGCGAAATTAAAACCCTTGTTGCCCTCAATGTGGGGGATAACGTCACGGGCAGTCTGTTCTTTAACAGACTTAATGTTTTTGTTAGTAGCTTTCATAATGTTTACCTTTTAAGTTAAGTTAATATCACCTAAGTGATAGGCAGATATTGAACTATGCGAGCCTAACTGTCAACCCTTTACCTAATCAGTAAACTAATCAATTACCTAGGCAATAACCTAATCGTCGCGACTTAACAAAATGGTTAGCACTTAACCTAACGGTTTGGCTGAGGGACGCGACTAAATCTAACGGTTTGCATTTGTCGCGCCGTCCGTCGGCGTCCGTCGGCGTCCGTCGGCGTCCGTCGGCGTCCGTCGGCGTCCGTCGCCGTCGGTCAATCCGTCAATGAATCGTGGTGGGTGGGTGGGTCAATCGCTCCCTC